TACCGCGGGCGAGATCGGCCGCAAGCGACGCCGGCAGTAAATCCGGCGCGACGTCGCCCAGCCAGCGATCCGGCTGGAAACTGAACGTCGACGACGCCTCACGGTCGACCAGGTGCTGAAAGACACCGCGGTTGCCGGGCGCGCGCGCCGCAATGCCGATGTCATGCGCCGAAGCAAGGACGCAAAAGGCGCAGCCGTGGCGCGTGGTGCCTAGGCCGTAGCTTTCCGGCAGCGGCAGGCTATTGCGAGCGCAATAGGCGTAGACTTCGTCCTCGCGCACATCGACGCCGGGATGCCACGTCAGGATATTCGCACCCCGCTTGCGGGTGTAGCAGGCGGGTTCAGCCTTTGAGACGGGGGTCAGGCGCCGCTTGGGGCTTTCCTCGCGACGGATACCGACGACCGAAACGATCCGCTCCGTAGGGAAGCGGCGCAGCAGCTCCGGCAGGATAACCTGCGTCTTCATTTCGGACGTGCAGAAACGGTTGTTCGCCGACGACCAAGGCGCCGTCAGGTGATAGGTTTCCAGCCTCTCGTAGCGAGCGCATCCCAGCTCGAACCGGCGGTCCCATTTGGACAGCATGTCGTAGGACTTGTTGCGCACGATGATGAGCGGGACGCGCAGCATCTGCGCCGCAGCTTCCACCGTCGCCGGCGTCGATGCCCATTCGATCCGGCCCAGATCTGCATGGATTGCGACACGCCGCTCGCGGGGATGGCCCATGCTATCGAGCAGGTGCGACGTCGCATGGCTGATCGAGACGCTATCCTTGCCGCCCGACAGCGAGAACGCGACAGGCGCGCCCGCCTCGATCGCGACACGGACGTCCGGCGACAGCGCCAGCTTCTGAAAGCCGGTCGTGAACAGGGCCAGTTGGTGGCGGGCGTCGGCCGCACGCGCCATCAGTAATCGTCCTCGTCATCGCCGAGCCTCTCGATACTGACGGGCAGGCCGAAAGACGTTTCCAGCCGGACGGCGCAACCCCGATGCCAGTCGACCTCGTCAAGCAGTTGCCAACGCGGAGCCACAACGCCGTCTGCCCCCATGACGAAGACGATCGGCTTGGCAGACAGGTTGAGGGCGGCATACAGCCAGTCAGGCCGCTCGAACGGCGGATCCAGCGCCAGCATCGCCTCTTCAGCGATACGGCGATCGAGCATGACGCGCTGGGCGGGGGTGATGGTTGCGAGGCTCATGCGGCGGCTCCGAACAGGTCGAGCTGCGGGCCGGTCGTGAATGGCAGCGCCTCGGCCGGCGGCAGGATGATGGGTTTTGCTGTGGGCTGCGGGGCAGCGGGCAGCGGCTCGCCGCGCAGCGCCGCGATGCGGGCGCGCAGGCTGTCGCGAAGCGCGTCCATGATCGGACCTGTGCCCGTCACGATCGTGGTGCCGGGGTACAAACCCGGCTGGCATACGGCGAGACGGGCCTCCAGCCGCTCGATCTGCGCCTCGACGGACGGCGCTGACGGCGCAGCAGCCTCGGCCGGCTGCTCGGCGCCGAGCGCCGCCCGCATGCCGTTGACGACCATGTCGAGGCCGCGCGCGATGTTGAGTGCATGACGACCGCCCAGCGCCCGCCGTTCGTCGGCACGGGCAGCCCACAACGCAATGTGGCGCTGGTTCCAGTCGATCGCCGCGGCGGTAAGCCGGCCGGCGCTCATGGGATAACCTCGAATTCGGCGATGTCGTGGGGGACGCCGAGCAGCGTCCACCGGCAGGCCCCCTTGCCGTCGGCAGGCCAGCCGGGCGATGCGACGACGATGCCATTGGCGAGCGTCACGCGGACGCGCTTGCCGATCGCTTCGCGGGGGCAATAGCCGGGGTTGGGCTTCATGACCGAACCTCCAGCTCGTCGAGGCGGAGATTGAGGATCGCGCGGCGGGCGGCATCGATGTCGCCGGCCGCGGCGGCCTTCACCGCCGACGCGAGATCGAGCGCGATCTCGATCACGTTGTCGATGATCACGGAATGGGCGGCGGCCGACATGGGCTTGTCGGCCGCCAGCAGGAGGCGCGCGTCACCGTCGCGGATGACTTCCAACGCGCGGAGGCTCATCGTGAAGGTGGCGCGCTGCATCAGCCCTGCGCCCCGGTCTTCGTGCTTTCGGACATGATCGATGCCGCCAGCCGGCGCGCGGCAGCCGACAGGAGGTGCGGCGAGGCGTCCGGCCCTTGCCCCATTCGCTCATAGGCGAAGCGCTCGACGTGGTCGCAATGCGCGAGGACGGTGGCGATCTGGACGGGTAGCGGGGTGGCGAGCGTCTGCGAGACGGGGTCGGTGACGATCGCACGCAGCTTGTGGGCGTGGGTGAGCAGCTTTGCCGCCTGGCGTTCAAGCACAGCGACGGCTGCGAGCATATCGTCGTCGGATGCGCCGCGCGTACCCTCGACCTTGTATCGGACCGCACGGGGGCTGAGGCCCATTTCGTCAGCGACAGCTTGGATGCCGCTCAATTTCACGGCGATATCCAGACCCATCATGCGACGCACATCGATCGGAAAACCGCGCTCCTGTTCCGTTTTTGCGGAACAGGTCGCCGCGCCGGCGGGCGCAGCGGGGGAAAGCTGGCGGTCGCCGGTGGGCTGGGTGTCGGTCGTCATGGAAGGCCCTTTCGTGGAGGGGGAGCAATCCGCGGCGCCAGTGGCGGCTCTTGTAGAATTGCCTTCGCCAAGGGTCGGCGACGGTTCACCACATGGGCGGCGGTCGGCGGGGGATCGGGTTAAGATCGCGGACGAGGCACAGGGCAGCGACGCCGTCATCGAATCGGATGCCGGCAAAGACGCGGCGGGTAGACAGGGCGTCGCCGTGCTGCCCGCGGCGCTGGCCGGCGCCGAGGTAGAGGACGCGATCACCATGAGCGATGCCGAGGCCGGCGTCGGCTGGAGTGCGGGCCACGTCACAGCTCCACCTGGCCAGCCATGAGGCGCAGGATACGGCGATGCTGCGGCACCACGGTTGCGAGGATCGTGCCGATCGCGGCCGAGGCGGCGCCCCCGAAGACCAGGATGTCGAGGACGGCGCGCATCAGCGGCGCTCCGCGGCGACGCCGGCGACGAGCATGAACAGGCCGACGATCAGTGCGGCGACCGCGGCGACCGCGATGCCGAGGATCCGCAGTGCGCGCGAACGACGCGAGCGGCGGGCGGTGGTGCGGCCGGCGGTCACCGATCCTCTCCCGCGCAGCGCGTGCAGATCGCGGCGCCGTCGCGGCTCGACGGCGACCAGGCGCAACAGTCATGGCCGTCGGCCGAGACGCAGGCGTCGTTCTGGCTGCACCCGCAGCCGAAGCACACGCGCGGGTGGCGGGCGGCGGGATCGTGGGCGAGCTGGCGGTACACGTCGGCGTCGAAGCTGAAGGCGAGCGACAGCCGATCGAGCGTCATGCCCACCTTCGCCCGCACGCCCGGCGTTTCGAGCGCGGTGATCAGGTCGACGGCGATCCGCACCTTGCCGTCGTCACTGCCGAACATGCGGCGCGCGGCCTGCAGGATGGTGAGGCCCGCCGCCTCGCGCCGCAGGCGCAGGTAACGGTCGGCGGTGACAAGAGCGATGGAACTGCGCGCCTCCACCGCGGAATGGATCGCGCCGGCGAGGCGCGGGCTGCGGCGGGGCGGCAAGGTGTAATGGATCATGCGTCGTTCCTTTCGGACAAGGCGGGGGCGGCGCCGGAAGCGGGGACTTCCGGATTGGGGTGCGGTGGCGAAGGGGTGCAGCGGTCAGCCGCGGGGGATCAGGGCGGCGGGATCAGCTCGGCGTGGGCGCGATCTCGGCCGCGTCGGGTTTGTCGTCGTTGGCGGGGGTGCGGGTGTCGTCGTTGGCGGGCGCGCGGTTGCCCCAGGGGCCGACGTGCAGCGTCACCGCGGGGTTCGGCCGCTTGCTGGAATGGACTGTCCGCACGACGGCGAGCTGCGCCACGAAGACATGCCCGCAATCGACATCGGCGCAGCGATAGCGAATCTCGCGCGTCAGCCTGTCGATCTTGACGCTGTCATAGGCGATCGAGCGCGTTTCGCAGTGCGGGCACGTCATGCCCGGTATGCGCGGCGGATAATTGTTCGTCCTCTTTTTCACCTGTTTCACACCCCGGTACTCCCCGGCCCGTCCGGCATGGAGGGGCGAAGGAATTTCGGCAGCCGCCGGCGGATGCGGCGCAGGACGCTGTCGAGCTGCTGCGCCTCGACCAGCGCCCGATGATGATCGAGCGGGGAGGCGCCGGGCTGGGCGGCGTGAATGAGGGCGGTGGACAGGTCGGCCGATTCGCGCAGGAATTCGATCTGGTCGTTGACCAGCTCGCGACGGCACGCGTCCTGCTGGTCGACTACCATGCCGAGCTGGTGGGAAAAGGCATCGCGGAACGGCGCGTCCTCGCCCCCGCCGAGCTGGTAGGCGGTGTCGAGCGCCAACGCGATCGGCAGGCTCGGCAGCGTGCCGCTATCGGGGTTCGCCCATTCGTACATGGTGCGTTCGGCATAGGCGCGGCCCGCCGCCTCGCTGGCGATCCGCGCGGCCTCACCGGCGCCGAGCAGGGCGATCACTTTGCCCATGGCGTCGGCGAAGCTGTCAGGGGTGCGGGCCTTGGTCACGCCTCACCCCCGCCCTGCGGGTCGATAGTAGCGGTAAGGGCTTTGTTTAGAAGTGACGCCTGCGCTGCCGAGATGTCGGCATACTGGTCAATCGCGTCTCGTTCGCGGATCGCAATCTCGTCGGGATTGCCCTTGTTGAGCCGCCAGCCGCCATCCCGCGTACGGGCAATCCTAAGCGCTTCGGTCCGATCGTAACGGCCCGCGCGGTCAATGAAGCGGGTGTAGCCGCGATGATTCGCGCCCCACCACGCCTTATGCTCGTTCGACCAAACGAGATATTGATCCTCCCGCGCGCTCGCATCTTCCGGTGCGAAGGAGGGATAAACTGGGTCGGCGCCGGCGACGACGACTTGCGCGACGTGGCGCGTCTGGCGGGGGCATACGACGGCAATCTCGCCCTCGGTCCATTCCGCTATGCGCCGGACGAGCCGTTCATACCGGCCGTCATTGACGCGATCGACGATCATGCGCCCGATGGCGTCGACCTGGTCGTCACGTAGCTCGCGCTTGGGATCGACCTGAAGGAAGCAGCGGCCGGCGGCATCGAAGATTTCGCCGTCGAGGCCGGTGCAGAGCGGGAGGACGATCGGCATCCTGCCAGCTGCCAAGCCCGGCACATCGCCGCTGAGGCCTTCGGTCGCGCTGCCTTCCTCGCTCTGTGGGGCGGTCGGCATGGGAACAATCGGGGCGGTGCGCACGGCGTCGAGCGCGCGTTCGAGCTGCCAGATCAGGCTGGCTCGAACATCGTCGCTCCAGCTGGCGAAGTGGACGGGGGCGAACGCCGTGCCTGACACGCCGACCATCTTGCCGTCGGCGTCGACATGGACTTCGCGAATGTCGTGCATGACGTCGCTGTCATCGCCAGCGTGACTTATGATGCGGTAGGACCAGTTCATGCGTCCGTCTCCACCTGCAATCCGGCACCCCGATCGCAATGGTGGATCGGGGTGCCGGCCTCTACCGTCGCTTCACCATAGGGAGACGATGCGGCAGCGACGGGAGCGGGATAAATGTCGGGACGGAGGAGGTGACGCGAAACACCAGTGGCTTGCTCAACTCGCAGGACATGTTCGGCGGGAAGTTGCTTACCGCGCTCCAGCCATTTCCAAACAGCCGCTTGGGAAACCGAGCAAACGCGCGCGAAGCCGCTCTGCGAGCCGATTTTGGAAACCGCTGCGGCAAGGGCCGCCTGTGGTGTGGCTGTGGACATACAGCCAGCTACAACCACGGCTGTTGGTGTGTCAACAACTATTCGCCTGTATGCGCCTACAGCCAGCGTTGTAGCGTACCTGCATGATCGACGGCGCCCGTGTCTCTCGGCTTTTGAAGGCCAACGGCTTATCTCAGTCAGAATTGGCGCGGCGGGTGGGTGTCACCCAGCAGACTATCCACAAGTTAATCACGGGCGCTTCGCGAGGTTCGACCCATATCGCAGCGATCGCGCGAGAGCTGAAAACCACCGCAGCTTACCTTGAGAACGAGACCGACGACCCGTCGGCAGGGGCAATACCTCCTCCTTCGGAACGGGAAATTGCACATTTCATGGACTTGGTTGCGGTCGCCAGCATCGATATGGATTACGGGCTAGGCGCGACGTTTGCGGTCGATCACGTCGAAGAGACGCTTCTGCATTTCCCGCGTGCCTTCATCCAAAGCATCACACCGTCCCCGGCTGCGGCCCTGACCTGGTCTCGCGGCCGCGGTGATTCGATGTACCCGACGATCGGCACTGGCGACCTGATCCTCATCGATCGGTCGGAACGGACGGTGCGTGAGCCGGACCTGATCGGGGCGCTGACGGTCGGCGAGATGGCGATGGTGAAGCGGCTGCGCGTGCGGGGGGAGACGGTGACGATCCTGTCGGACGCCCAGCATGTGCCTGACGACGAGGCGCATATCGACGAGGTCAACGTCATCGGCCGGGTCATTTTTATCGGTCGACGGCAGTAAGGGGGCTCGCCGAGGGTATAAAAGGGGAGAGAGACGATGATCTACGATGGCCTTGTGAACGGGCAGGTAGAGTTGACCGACACGCAGATCGTTATCCGCCGCAAAGGTCTCCTTGGGTTCATGACGCAGGGCCTGAAGGGCGAAAAGCGGATACCCTACAGCAGCATCACCAGTGTACAGTTCAAAGCGGCCGGGCTGACAAACGGTTATATCCAGTTTGGTGTAGCTGGTGGTTTGGAAAGCCGCGGCGGGGTCTTTGCCGCAACGTCGGATGAAAACACCGTAATGTTCCGTCGCAAAGCCGGCGATCAGTTTCTGCACCTGCGAGATATCGTTGAACAACGCGCAGAGCGGGCGCGTCATGGCGGGCAACAGAACATTACACCCGCAATTAGTCCTATCGCGGAGCTGACACAGCTTGCAGAATTGCACAGGCAAGGCATTCTGACGGATGACGAATTTAGCCGGCAGAAGGCGCGGCTGCTCGCTTAGACGATTACCGGGGGGACTTATGGCTGGAATTGGTGACGATCTCGCGCGGCTTGCAGCTTTGCGCGATCAGGGTGTGCTAACCGAGGACGAGTTTCAGACGCAGAAGGCGAGATTGCTCGGAGATAAGCCTGCTGCAGCCGAGCCACCAATGCCCCCGCAGAAGAAATCGAATTTGGGTAAAGGTTGTCTGATCATCGTGGGCATTCTTGTCCTGCTAGCCATCATTGGCGCGATAGCCGGCGGTGATGAAGGCAACGGCAATGTCGCCACGCCTAACGGACAGAATGCTGCTACCGAAGCAACGGGTGAGACAACCGCTACCGCCGAGCCATCCGCTAAGGTTGACGAGGAGCCCAAGTCACCCGCCAGCGTCGGCCTATTCGGCCCGCAGGCCAACGCTGCGCGAAGCGCGCGACAGTATCTCGACATGTCCGGTTTCTCTCGTCTTGGATTGATCGAGCAGCTCTCATCTGACGCTGGCAATGGATACAGCGTGGCCGACGCCACTGCGGCGGTCGACAGCTTGGACGTAGACTGGAACGAGCAGGCGGTACGCTCCGCGAAACAATATTTAGATATGAGCGGGTTTTCGTGCACCGGCTTGATCGAGCAGCTATCTTCGGATGCTGGGTCGAAATACACGAAAGCCCAGGCGCGCTATGGCGCGACGCAGGCAGGGGCGTGCTGAAGTTCTGCATGCATGAGGTTTGTGGAGCGACACACGAGCTGGTTCGGGATCAGTAGTTTGGTGGCGAGAAATTGGCCTCACTTGCTCGATCCAGAGCTGACACCGCGCGAGGCACGTCGGATACGTGCGGAGTTCATCGTCATTACGCTCGCATTGATCGTCACGGCAGCCGCCATGCTGCTAGGTACAGTGCTGCACGCGCGTTGTCCGGCAGGGGAGCCGATCTACGGATGCCGGGCCGTCGACGGCGATACGCTGCGCTGTGGGCAGGAACGCGTGCGCTTGCTTGGCATCGACGCGCCGGAGATGCCGGGACATTGTCGTCGCGGACGCCGATGCGTCCAAGGCGACCCTTTCATCTCGAAGGCGCGCCTCGAAGCCAGCCTCGATCGCCAGATGTCCATCGTGCGCGTGGGACAGGATCGTTACGGTCGAACACTCGCGACGGTCGTCGGACGCCACGGAGATCTGTCGTGTTGGCAACTCGTCGGTGGCGTCGCAACTTACAGACCCTCATGGGACAATGGGTCTCGGGTCGCTCGCGTCTGCAAAAATCTCCGCTAGATACGCAAGGAAGTTACGAAGGATGTGGATCGAAAACCCGACGCCGCTAGGCATTTTGCCAAAGTTCGTCAGAGTCGAGTTGCCCAAGCTTGCGGTCATCGTGGGTCCAAACGGCGTGGGTAAAAGCCAACTACTGCGTGGAATTTTTAATGGAGACATTGGGACCGAGGTGTCGCCGTTTACCGGCACTGCACGTATGCAATCGCCTGCCTCGAGGCCCAACATCGCGCTGCTGACCAACTTTGATCCGGATCCTCCCGGGATAACCGCTTCACGGGAGTCTGATTATAATGAGTTGATGAAGCGCGAGTTCACCACGGACGAAGCATATTCGCTCGTGCAGCGAGCTGTGAAACAACAGGAAATCGAACGCGACAGAATAAATGAGTTAGTTAGGGCGGAAACGGGAAAAAATGTTACAGAAAACGGCCTAAATTGGGATAGCTTTGTCGGTTATGCCAGCAATTTGGGTCTTCTAGGCCAACCTAGTGCTGAATTTCGTTGGGCAAATCGCTTTCGGGGTGAAACAATAGATGCCGGAACGAGAATCGGCAAAATTCTAGCCGGACTGATCGGTAAGCCAAACGATATGCCGCTGTTGCAGCGCTTGGCAACGCCGGCGCATTTGCTTGCATGGGACAGCAAGCAAATGGCAGCAATAATGAACTGGCCTGCTGAAGGCCTATTTTCACCAAACCTAATATCAATATTCCTTCAGTACCGTGAACGGCGGTGGCAAAACCAAATGCGTCGTCAAGCCGATATAGACGAAGGAACAAAAACGGGGTTAACGCCAGAAAAATTTGTCGAAATTTTTGGCAGGCCGCCTTGGGATCTCGTTTCGGAAGCACTGGAGCAATTTCAACTACCGTATCAAGTAATACCTATAAGTTATGACGCTAGGAAGCCTGTTACATTTGAAATGACGCGGCGAGGCTCGGATCAGCCTATTTCGTATCAAGCCCTTTCTTCGGGGGAGAAAATATTACTAAAGATGGTTCTTGCTACATTTCAAACAAACTACGAACGAATTAATATCATTCAACCTCAATTGATTCTACTTGACGAACTGGACGCATCTTTACATCCGCAAAACGTGCGCCGCTGGCTAACAGCGGTGAAGGACGGCTATGTCGACGCACTAGGCATTCCATGCATTTTGACGACGCATTCCCCCACAACCGTTGCGCTCGCAGACGAGGGGGCAATCTTTGAGATGACCGCGGACGATGCGACTCCGCATCCAATCTCGAAACAGAAGGCAATTGATCGGCTTACGGCTGGACTTCCGATGCTTTCCATCGACTACTCCGCACGGCGTCAGGTTTTTACCTAGAGCACGATTGACGTGGCACATTATGCCATGATCCATGACATCGTGCGACCTGAGTTGGAATTGCCCAAAACACTGAGTTTTGTGGGATCTAGCACCAATGGTGGGTGCACAATCGTCTATCAGATGGTCAACCATATGGAAGCGAACGGCAATCGTGCAGTTTTCGGTATCGTTAATTGGGATCTGAAGAATTCGCCGACGTCCAGGGTGAAGGTTTTGGCTTACGGTACGCACTACGCGAAGGAGAACGTTTTGCTCGATCCCGTTCTAATTGGAGCGCTTTTGCTTAAAAGTCACGACCTTCCCTTTGATCCTCCAATTTATTTTTCTGACTTGCGGGCTCCCCCTTCTGGTACATTGCAACGGATCAGCGACGAAGTGGTCAATCGCATTAAATGGCCTGCTGCTGCAACGAAGGAACTTGGAACGAACTACTACTGGGGCGGGGACGAGGTTGCAGTGCGGATTGCATTTCAGCGATTCAACGGTCACGATCTTGAGAAAATGATAAAAGCAGTGTTTCCAATGCTCGAAAAGCGCTACCAAGCGGAAGGCGCTTTAGGTACTGCTATCATCGAACGTGTTCTGCGCGAATTGCCAAACCTAATGCCAAAGCCGCTCGTAGAGCTGATGCAACGTCTCGCAAACGATGAACCGTAACTGGCTATCCATAGTCCTTCTGCGACTAATCTAAGCCGCCTCCAGCTTTAGGCCTGTCGCATAGCCTCGATCGCCGTATGTGTGCATCACCTCCGCGACCAGCCATGGGATCGCGTCGATCGTGACCTTAAAGCCCATGACCCTTGCCTTGGTCTCCGGATGGATGTCCGGCCTTCCGAGCGCTAGCGTCAGGGTCAGCGATACGGGTTCGCGGCCGGCGCGCGCCTTGGCGGCGTTGGCGGCAGTTGCGGCGGCCTGTTCGTTGCCGAACACCTTGCGGATCCGCTTGGCACCATCTTTCTTCCCGGCGACGAATTCCTGTCGCTTGCCAGAGGCGCGATCATGCCATGTCGCGGTGACGCCGGGGACGTCCTCGCGCTTCTGACGGCTGAATTGGTGGCTGTCGCCGTCGCGGCGGGCGATGGTGACGGTGGCCAGCGCCTTGCCCGTGGGTGTCACGCCGGCGGAGATCGGCGAGACGACCAGGACGTCGCGCACGACCTTGGCGACGGCGCCATGTTCGCGCCCGATCCGGGCGATGAAGGCGAGGTCGCTTTCGCCGGTCTGGGCCTTTGCCGTGATCGCAATGCCGGCGAGGGCGGGCGCGCAGCGCGCCGTCAGGCGGTTGCGGCCGGCGATCTCCGACACGATGGCGCCGAGCGTAGTATCGTGCCAGCCCTGCTCGCGCCGCGTCTTGATGTCGCCGGTGAAGTCGGCTGCCCGGGCGCGGACGGTGATGAGGTCGGGCGGGCCGGCGTGGTTGACCTCATCGACGATGAACCAGCCCTTGTCGATTAGCCCGGCGGTCACGTCGCTGCCCTGTTTCCACCCCAGCCAGACGTGGATCCGCGCGCCATCGCGTGGCAGCGGCACAGCCCCGTCGGTATCATCGATCACCAGGTCGAGCTGGTCGGCCTCCCCGCCCCGCTTTTCGGTGATTCCGAGGCTGATGAGCCGCGAACGTGGCGGGCGGCCGTTCGGCTGCGGTATCTTACCGACGAGCATCGGCGTGATATCCTTGCCGTCGACCAGCACGCGGATGGCGGGAATGTTCGCGATCATCCTAGGCGCTTCTGCGCGAGCAACCGTCGACATGACATGCAATTGACACGCTGTGGGTTGCCGTTGGTCGTGATGACGGATGAAGCCCAGTGGCTGCCAGGGCCGCACAGCGGCGCCGACGTTTTCGATCTAGCGTGGACTTTCATGCGTCGTCGCGATCGACGCGCAGCAGTTCGATCGAGAAGTCGATCTGGCGGGGCGTACCGTCCGGAAAGAAGGCCTTGGCGCGATCGTCGATGCCAGTGATGACGAACGCGCCGTAGACGTAGCCGCGCCCGTCGACCAGCGACCAGGCGTCGCCGGTGTTCGCCATGGCGCGCAGATCGTCGATGGACACGCTGCCGTCGGCGATCTCGTGGAATACCGAGCCGGGTAGCGAGATCGTCTCTTCGCCGGGGCCGGTGAATTGCGTGGCGTCGCGCGTGCCGACGCGGGTCGAGGTGGCATGGCGCCAGCTCGCGCGTCGGTTCAAGTCGTCGAACGCCAGCGTGTCGATCGAGAAGACGAACATGCCTAGGGCGAGCAGCATTACACGGTCTCCCAATCGACCGGGTCGGCGTAGGAGGATCGGGTGCGGGCGGCCTTCTGATCCTGCTGCTGCGCCTGCCAGCGTTCGAACATGCCGAAGAGCGCGCGTTCGTCCATGCCCGCAGACGGGTGGAAATGCACGATATAGGTATCCCCGGCGGGAGCCGGCGCTTGTACGTGGCCGTTCCGACCAGCCGCAGCCGGCGACGCCATCGCCAGCGCCGGGATGGCGCTGCCCGTCACGATCGCGGCGGACAGCCGGCTCGACAGCCGATCCATGCGCTTGACCGGCTCGCCCTCCTGCGCGGCGAGGCCGTTGTTCAGGCCGTCGATGATGTGTCCACCGAAGCCCATGAAGACGCGGCTGGGCGAGTGGATGCCGAGCGCGCGCTTGAACGCACCGGAAACCGCGCCGGCGATCCGTTGGGCCGCCGCCACCACCCAGCCCACGCCGCTCAGCAGACCGTTGACCAGGCCGCGCAGGATCCATTTGCCCGCATCGGTGAGCTGGGCGGGCAGTTGCACGCCGAACAGCCGCAGGAGGGCGGAAACGGCGCCATAGACGAGGCCCACCGGACTGAAGTTGATCAGCGCCGCAGCGATGCTGCGGATACCGCCGTTGAACGTCGCTTTCACGCCCTGCCACAATCCAGCGAACCAACCGCCGATGGCGCCCCAATTTTGATAGATGAGGTACGCCGCGGCACCGATCGCGACGACGCCGGCGACGACGCCCAGCGTGATGCCGATCAGGGGCAGCATCGCGATGTTGAGCGCGCCGGTCGCGAACGACAAAGCCGCGAACGGTGCCACCAGGCCGGCGATGACGATCGCCCCGCCGCCCAGAACGAGGAACAGCGCTGCGAACGCGGCAGCACCGATCGCGATGGCCTTGGTGGCGTTCGGATAGCGGTTGGCGACGTCGCCGATCCACGTCGCGAAGGCGTTCGCTTTGGTGACGACAGCGTTGACGGTGGGCAGGAGCTGCGCGCCCAGCGTGATCGCCAGCGTCGTCGCATTGATCTTGAGCTGCTTGGTCTGCTCGGCCGAATCCTGCATGCGCTCGGCGAAGTCGCGATCGGTCGTACCGCCCGCTTTGGATGCCAACGTGCGGATGCGGCGATATTCATCCATGTTCTGGATCAGCGGTCGCAGGCCCTGCTGCACCTGCGCGTCTTCGAACAGATAACCGAGCTTCGACAGGTCGCCCTTCAGCGTCTTGTTGGTCAGCTCGGCAATGGCTTCCAGCGGCGTCTTGCCCTCCGCATACGCTTTCTTCAGCGCGGCGGGAAGGTCGACACCCATTTTTTCGAACGCCTTGTCGGTGGCGGGCGAGGCAATTTTCTGCAGGATGTTGGCGAGGTTGGTGCCAGCGCTGGCGGCATCCCCGGCCCCCTTGCGCGCGATCTGGAGGCCGGCGGCAAGATCTGCGACGGCACCCGCACCCGTCTGCCCCAGCCCCTGATAGGCGGCGGTCAGCGACGGGAAGTATTGCGCCATATCTTTGATTTCGAAGGCGCCTTCCTTGCCTGCAGTCGCCATGATGTCGATCACACGCTGCGTTTGTGCGACGGGAACCTTCAGATTGTCGGTTGCGGCGTAGGCGGCGTTCGACAGATCCGCGATGTCGGCTTTGTACGCGGTCGCGGCGCGGCCGATCGGGGTCATCATCTTGACCGCGTCAGGCACCTTGGCACCGAGACCTGCAAGCGTGTCGACACCCGCCTGGAGATCCGATGGCATCTGGTTGGCGGCTTTGGCGGCAACAAGCAGATTTTTTCCAAGCGCGGCTGAATAGGCTCGCGTTTTATCGGCCTTTTGTCCGATATCGGTCATGACGGATTCGTAGTCCTGCGCGGCTTTTATGCTGGCCAGTAGCGGGGCGGCCATTGCCATCCCTGTTCCAACCATAGCGGCGCCAGACGTGGCAAGCCCGGTCGCCATGCCCTGGATCTTGGCGACGCGGGCACGGCCCGCCGCCATGCGGCGCTCGCGATCGGCGAGCTGGCCGACGCGGCGTTCCTGTTCGGCAATCTCGCGATTGGTCTGCACCGCCTCAGTGCGCAGGCGGCGCTGGTGACGTGCCAGATTCTCGGTATCGATGCCGGCGGTGTGAAGCTTCAGCCCCATTTCGCTCAACGCCTGCGTCTGGCGGCGTTCGGTTGCCTCCAGCGTCGTCACTTCGCGTTCGGCCTTGGCGAGCGCTCGGGTCAGCGCCTGTGTCGGCTTGTCGGTGGCAGCCATCTCCCCGCGCAGCTCGGCGACACGCGCTTTGGATGCGTCGAGTTGGGTATCGGTCGATTGCAGCCCGGTCTTCAGACCGCGGAAGCCGTCGATGTCGCCCTGCGCCTGCTCGATCTCCTTCAGCCGATCGCGCGTCAGCTTCAGCGCTTGCGCGGCCTTGGTCGATCCGCCGGCGATATCGCGCAGCGGGCCGGTGACGCGGTCACCGGCCTCCAACAGCATGCGGATGCGCAGGTTGCGGTCGGACGACACGCTATTTCCCTTCCGGGTTGTGACGGCGCGCCGCGCGCTCGCGCCATTGCATCAGTTCGGGGACGGACAGCGCGTCCATGACGTCGGGCGACCAGTGGAAGACGAAGGCGATATCCGCCATTGCCTCTTCTACGCGCTCTGGGAGAGCGCCTCCTTGGTCGACGTCGGCAGCAAAAAATCGACGATGATCCCGGCGAACTGGGTGACGTCGGCGGGATCCATGGCGTCGAACAGGTTTGCGTGGAGGATCGGCGCGGTGACGCGCGGGGCGACCATGGCGACCTGATTGTAATCCATGCGGACGAGGCCGCCGAGGTTGGTGCCGCGCAGCGCACCGCCCATCGGCTTGCGGACGTGGATCGTCGTGCCCGCCGCCAGTACGACCTTGTCGGCGACGACGATGTCGTGTTCGAGGGTGAAGTCGCCGGGGACAGTAGAGTTAGGCGTGTCGGTCTGGTCGCTCATCGTGAAAATCCTATCGGGGAAGCTAGGGGCGGTGGAGGACGGCGGGCTTGCGGCGCGGGCGCCGGAGGGCGCCTCTCACCTCACAGGCCGAAGGCGGCGCGGTGGACCGCCATCAGGTCGACGCCACCGACGAATTCGATCATGCCGAGCGGATCGATCTCGATGATCCGTTCGCCGTTCCAGCTCATCTTGTAATAGCTGAGCTGGCTCTTGACCTTGAACTCGCTGTCGTCGCCGGGCTTCCATTCGCCCATGTCGATCTCTTCGTGCCGGCCGCGGGTAACGATCTCGATCTCGACATGCTCGCCGCTGTCGTCGTCGATGAACGAGCCGACGAACCGCTGCAGCACACCCGACAAGCCGAGCTGGCCGTATTGGACGAAAATAGGACGCATCGGGCCGCCGTAGACCGCCTCCATCTCCATCGCCTCGCCGCCCATATCGACCTTCACCGGCCGGCTCATGCCGCCGGCGCGATAGTCCTCCAGCTTGCGGGCGAGCTTGGGCGGAGTGATCGAGACGGTTTCACCAATGAAGGCGTTGCCCTCATTGTACATCATCATCTGCTTTAGCTTGGCGGCGATCGACATGGCGGAGGTCCTTGGTCAGTCAGGAATGGAGCGCGGGCGCGATCAGACGCCGGCGACGAGGGTCGCGAAATCGGCGAGGAACTCGTCCGAGATCTCCTGCTGCAGGAAGAGGGCTTCGAGCGGGGAGACGGGGGTGTAGCGGAAGCCGATCACGAGCTTGCCGGCGTTGAGGCTCTCGACGGTGTTCTTGCCTGCGGGCAGGAAGGCGACGGCGCCCATGATGCGGCCGGCGCGCGTTTCGACCCGGAATTTCTCGTTGATCTGTTCGACGATATCCTTGGCGAGGCTGGGCCGCAGGGGCTTGTCGACACCCCACACCAAGCCGAGCGCGACGGTATCGGCGAGGATCTGTTGCGTGCGTGCCGCGCTTTCGAAGACGAAGTCGCTGTCCTTCGCCGCGCAGGTCCGGTTGCCCCAGAAGCGCAGCGCGCCGTCCATGCGGACAACCGTCACCAGCTCGGAGGCGTTGAGCACGTTGGCGTCGCAGTCCGGATCCTGAATGTCGAAGGTCACGTCCGCGGTCAGGCCGTCGATATCGGGGAGCGCGACGTTCGACAGCGTCTTGTGCCAGCCCTGCGCCTGGTCGATCGCGGCG